CAGACCCACTTTGTCCCGCAGCAAGGCGACCTCGGCCGCGAGTTGCATGACCAAACCCTGCGACGAATTGGCGGCCTGTAGCGCTCTGACCAAAGCGGCCAGGCTGGCGAGGTCGGACAGGATCGACGCGAGCTTCGGCGCCGCGTCATTGATCCACCTCAAGTTGCTTAACGTCTGCTGCCAGACGTCGAACAGCCGCATGAGCTGTTTGTTGTCGGCAACCTCGATCTCCATAATGCCAGATGTTCCGAGCAGCACGTGGGCGATAGCCAGATAGCTGGTCGGCGCGTCCGGCTTTTGCGGCGTGGTCGACTCCAAGCCCGCCGTGATCTGGATGGCCACCTGACGGGCCGTGTGCATCATCACAGCCTTGGGTTCGGTTTGCCCCGACGTCAGGTCCACAAGAAAATCACGGGGCTCCTGGTCGGTGTCCACCTCCTGGCCGATGACCGAGATGACCAGATATTTTTGATCGGCGACAGGCATAAAGGAAAACAGGCTGATCGTTTCCGCCGCATCATGCGCGTACCGCTTTCCGGTGACGCCGTCCCACAAACGGCCGGCCGCGACGTCAATCTCCGTGGCGGAATGCTGCGTGACCTGGAGTCCGACGAACATCCTCTCCGTGGTGATGGCGTCGGTGACCACATTCGCCATGGCCACATCGGCGAATCCCCCTATGTTGTTCAGGTCAATCGCCTGCACTTCCTGCCGGTCCCGAAATTTGACGAGCGTTTCCATATCCCCCCCTAGAAGGTTTCCAGTTGATAATCGCCGCAGACCACGGCTCCGCAGGTAATCGACTCGCTGGCCTGGATCTGTCGGCGGTTGGCTGTCGCAACGAGAATGCGGTCGGAAATCCGGACCGACATCCTACCGATCCGGCGCATGAGGTCGATCCAGTCCCCGGCGGCCAAATCGCAGACATGCCGGTTGGCCAGATGGCAGCCGCAAAACATAGCCCGGGGCGGGGCCTGCCGCAGCATGTCCACAGCGGCCTCCGCATGGTGCGGGCGGACAGCGCCCAGCTTGAACGCCCCGCAGAATGTGGAGGTGGCGCGGCGATGGAAGACCACGCGGTCCGGATCAAACAATTTGGTGCGGCGGTAGAGGCGGTCCCCAGCAGTCGAAGGCGCCGGAAAGCGTCCTGAAAAAAACAGATGCGCCGGGGCGTCGTAGGCGTCCGGCCAGCGGTGTCCCGGAAACAGGCCGTACCCGGCCTGCCCGGGGCTTGCGACCTGGTCGCAGCCGATGCGCATGGGCGTAAGCGACGGACGGACGGATAACGGCATGCGGCGTGCGATCTCGTCGGCATAGCCCACCGCCAGATCCAGGGCGTACATACGCGAGGCCGCCCCGGTGTCCGCCGTGAACCCCGACAGGCATTGTCCCACGAATAACGCCCGGCCCGCCTGCCCCGGCAGGCGCACGGTCACGCGCTCGACGCCCATCCTCTCCACCGTGTCGCGTGAGGTGACCAGGGAATCCAGCCAGGTATCCTCGCCGGTCCGCGGATCGTAGAGGGTCACACGCTCCCCGATGCGCAGGATGGCGTCGGAGGTGTTGGGGTAGCAGACTCCGGCGAAATCGCCGACGAACGCCCCCTGCCTCGTCCCGGCGTGCCGGAACGGGTAGATGCGCAATTCGGGATGCGGGGCCTCCCAGGCCGCCCGCTCGGCGTCGGTCAGGCTGGCGCCGCAATAGGATTTCGTGGGCGGGGCGCAGGACAGCAGGTCCCGGGACAGAAACGTGCGCAGGTACAGGGCCAGGCCGTACTTTGTCCCTTTGTACCGGTGAAACTCATAGAAGCGTTTGATCAGGTCGATCTTCTGGGCGCGCGTTGCGACATACTCCCAGCCGTCCACATGATAGGCGTAGGCTAGGTGCTCCAGGACAGCATCCAGGCGCGACTCCACCGGGATCATGCGCAACACGTCCAGGTCCAGGGCGTCGAAGCGGTCGAGCAGGCCGCCTATCGCCTGGCTGGTGTCGTCATTTATCCCTGGCGGGATGATGCGCGGATCAGCCATCGGCCACCCCCGCCACGTCGACGGTCACACCGGTGCAGTGCGCCCACTCTTCCGGCGGCAACACCAACAGCCCGGGGGAGATGACCGACACGTCATGCACGCCGGTCACGGCGGCGGCGGAAATGACCTGGGCAGGAACGATGTCCCGGCCCAGCCGGGCGGCCCGGCCCGACGCATAGGCCAACAGGGCCTTGTGCGCCGCGCCCGCAACCGTGGCCGCATCGTGTCCGCCCTGGACGGTCACGGCCACATGCACGGCGTAGTCGCGGGAAACGGGCGGCAACACCTTGACCAGGTCGGTCAAAGGCCGGACCTTGTCGCCCAGAAGAAGCGCCGCCACCTGGGCGATCACCTCGCTTCCGGGCAGCCCGTCGGCCATGAGCGGATGCACGTGCACCACCCCGGCCGAGGGCGATATCACGGCCACATCCACAATCCCCTGGTGGGCCGAGAGCGCCCAAAAACGGTAGGCGTCCGCCGGTCCGCATGTCGAAAACGCCTCCGTAGCGATCTGGGTACGGATCCGCAGCCGGTCGTCGTCCTCGGCGGCCAGTCCGCCGTAGCTGGTGGTGGTGTTGGCCACGGCGTCCACGTCCAGGCTGTCCACCAGATTGGCGATCTCGCCCGGCAGATAGCCGTTGGCCCCGGTCCCGGGCGTGGCGGCCACGGCCGGGACGGCGACGGACGCCTCCCCGGCGGGCAGCACCACCTGGACCGTGGTGGCGAACGCGATCTTGCCGTCCTTGGTCTGGACCCGGGTTCCAGCCGGGATGGCAACCGCCGCCGAGCGCGGCGGGTCGACCGAAAATAGCAGTGTGGTGCGGGCGGCCGCAGCCGCCAGCCGGGCGACGTCGTAAAAGGCGGCCAGGTGGTCGAGGTGCGTGTTCGTGGCGTAGGCCAAAAGATTTTGCTTGGCGGCGGCCTGGATGCCGATGCGGACCAGCATCTCCCGGTAGGCCACCACGTCAATCTCAACGCGCTCGGGTTGGGCCGGATAGAGCGTACGCCCGGTCATGGCCTCAAACATGGCCACCATTTCGGAGGTTACGGCGGCCGCGTCCCGCGAAACGAAGGAGGGTTCAGGCAGTCTAGTCAGGTCGAGTGAACACATACCGCACCTCCGACGTCTGGGCTTGCGACCCCAGGGCAGCCACCCAGCGGATGACCAGACACACGTGCTCGGCATCGTAGCTGCTATCGATGCCGACGACCGTGGCCCTGGGCTCCCACCTGGCCAGGGCGTCGGTGCATTCGCGGATGATGTGGGGCAGGGCCTCGTTGGTCGGATGATCGAGATAACGCCAGGCGTCGCAGCCGAACTCCGGCCGGTGGACCACGGCCCCCTTGGGCGTGGCCAGCAGGATGCGCATGGCCTGGGCGATGTCGTCGAGCTGCTCGACCACCTCGCCGTAGCCGCCCACGGTGCGGGACCAGTCGGCGGATCGTATTTCGTTGACGTCGGCGACGGGGTTTGTCATGTCATCCTCTTCCGGCGGCGGGATGGGGACGTTGTATATCTCTCAACGCGGGTTTCCTTCTGCATCGTGCAGAACTACTCTTTTCGAGATTGCTCACTATACACTTCATCTTCGATGAGATCAGGGACATATTGCCCCGTCACGGTGCTGTTGCACAGCATCACGATGGTCGGGGCGTTCAGGCAGATCGTGCGCTCTGATTCGATCACGACATATCCATATCCCTTGAGCTTCTTCCAATCATCGGCGGGCACGATCTCCGGCGGCTCCTTAGGCAGACGTTTTTCCTTCACCAGTTTGATGAGCAGGTTCCCCTTGTTGATGCGATGGCGTTGCAGCTTTTTGAGCACGCTTGTTTCAACGCCGCCGCGAATGCTCGCCCGCAGCTCGTGCGTCTTGCGGTCGTATTCGACTTCCGTCTTGTCCTCGAATTGCGTGTGGCGCTTGTCCTGGCTCGAAACCGGCGCGGGATCGGCGGCCGAATAGATGGCCCCCAGGATGACTCCCTCTTCATTGTGTGCATCGACCAGACAGGCCACGTGCTCGCCGGGTTGGGGCATGTGGTAGTCGCGGTCGCCCGTGGTCTTGCGCTGGATCACGGCCAGCCACCAGGATTCGATGCCCTCGTTGTCCTGGTAGCGCACGCGGGCGCGGCAGTTCGTAGCGTCCACCCGGGTCACGACGCCGAATTTAAGCATTTCCCGCCTCCTCGTAGCCCCGTTTGATCGTGATCTCCGTGGCGTACCCCTTGCCCTGCTCGATGCTGTGGCGCGACGAGTCGACCAGGTATGTCCCGTCGAAACGGCCGAATCCGGCCAGGGCCACGGTGTTTCCGGCCACCAGCCGCGTGTTGCCCTCGCAGTTGATAGTCCCCTCGTATTTGCCGTCGTTTTGCCGCTCCAGTTCCGCCTCGGCCTGGAGCTTGGCCTGCTGGGCATTTTCGCAGCGCCGGGTGATTTTGCAGGTGTCTCCGGACGCGGCCCCCGAGGCCCGGGCCTGGTGCGTGTGGCAGGTTTTCGTCTTGGGATCGTCGTAGGAGCACTCGCAGTCCTTGTAGGCCTTGAGCGACTGATCCCGCAGACTATAGGACGCCACGCCGCCCACGCGATTGAGCGTCAGGACCGGGGCGGCCTGGCGCAGTTTTGAATACTGGCTGAACACCAATTGATCGCCCTTGACGGAAAACACGTGGCCGTAATCGCCCGCCAACCGCTTCACGAACGACAGATCGGTTTCCTGGTTCTGGGTGATCCGATTGAGGCGCACGTCCGGGATGTCGCCGAGCACTCGAAAGCCGTGGCGGCGGGCCACGGTGGTGGCGATCTCGCGCAGACTGGACCCTTCGTAGGCCTGGGACCGCTTGGTGCGCTGGGCGGGGGTGACGCCGCTGGCCAAAGCGCGGATATGCATCACGGCCTCGGGGCCGGAGATCTCGATTTCCTCGATCTCAAACGACCCGCACGGCATGAGCTGCTCCCCGGCGTAGCCCATGGCCACCACGATGGCGTCGCCCTGGCTCGGATACCAGGACGTGCGCCACACGCCGGTGGAGTCCTCCAGGACCAGGTCCACCTCGTCGGACGACCCCGCCACGCTGTCGCTGTAGGTCACCGACTTCACGTAGGACATGATCGCGGACGTCACGTCTTTTCCCGCGATGCTTACTTTCCATTGCGGGGTGCGGACCTTCACCTTTTCCATGGCGGCAGATCCTCGGCCAGGGTGGCAGGGGCTTCTATGATGGGGATAAGCAGGCGGATGCCGCCGGTCAGGACCGTGTCGCGGGGCTGGCCGGGGTTGGCGACCATGATGCGCTCGTAGCCCATTGGGTCGCGGTAGTAGCGCCAGGCCAGATGGTCCCAGCGCTCTCCCTCGGTGGTGATGTGCTCCAGATACGCGCTCATCGCCACACGCTCCCGATCAGCGACTGGCCGGACTGGGCGACGGCCTCGCCCGTGCCCGAGGATTCGCCGCCAACCCATTCCTTGAGCTTGAGCGTTGCCGCCACTTCCATGGCGCGCCCGGCAGGTCCGGTAAAAAGCGTGTCCTCGTTGATGGAGACGATCACGTAGCGCCCGAGATATGTCCCGGTTCCGAGCGACAGCGGCAGGGCCTGATGTCCGGCGGCGGCGGTCCTAAGCGCCGTCATCACGGTCTCGGGATCGCAAAACGAATGGTGCAGACGGATGGTCCAGTTGCGGTCGCGCAAGGCGTCGCCGGTCCATTGCAGCTTGGGCTTGCCTTCGATGACGGCGTGTTCGGCGTAGGTGTGGCCGATGGCCAGGTCTGCCGACTCCGGCGCGCGCAACAGCTCGAAGCGGATGTCGCCCAGGGTGGCCCACATTTAGTACGCCCTCCGGGCGTTGCGGGCCACGACCTGCTCGATCAGGCGCACCAGTTCATGCTCGTGCCGCTTGAGTGCGGCCATGAGGCCGTCCTTGCCGCCCGGGCCCTGGACAGTGACGGTGGGCGAATAGTTGACCGTGACGCCGCCCCCGCCGCCCGGACCCCGGCCCCCACGTCCGGACGCGGCCGCCGGGGCCGCCGGACGCGGCGCGGGCGTTGGCGCGGCTGACGCGCCGCCCACGGGCACGGTGCGGCCGAGGTTTCGGGGCAATGCCCGCGCGGTGGGCGGCATCGGGTCGGCCATTCCGCCGTGTTTACGCAGGATGGCTTGCAGACGCGGGTCCTGCCACTTGGAATCGCCCATAAGGCTTGTGGCCTTGGCGGCCATTCCGCCATGCTTGCCGAGGATGGCTTGCAGACGCGGGTCTTGCCACTTGGCGTCCCCCATAAGGCTTGTGGCCTTGGCGGCCACCGTGGCCTTGTTCACAGGAGCCATCCCGGCGCCCGCCGCCGCCGTCATGGCCTTGACCAGCGGCCCGGCGTCGACGCCCTCGGCGATGGTCTCGATGAGCCGGACGCGGTGCAGATCCCGCAGCGGCCCAGCCTTGGCGGGAGAAAACGGCCAGTAGGACCGCACCTTCTCGGCGATCCCCTTGACGCCATCCAGCAACTTGCCTGCGGCGGACATCATGCCCTGCCACAACTGCTCGATGATGCCCACGCCAGCCTGGAACATCCGGGCGGGCAGGCTCGTGAAGACGGATAGCAACCGGCCGCCCACCTGGGCCACAGCGGAAACCGCGCGGGACACGCCGCTTTGTATGGCCGCCATCCCGCCTGTGATTGCGCTGGACAACGCCGTCCCAATCGATCCGGCCACAGTCTTCAGGTAGTCCCAGAAGCGCTGGGTCGCGGCCTTGACCGTGTCCCAATGCTTGACCAGCATGTAGATGCCCACGCCCAAGGCGATGACGGCCGCGATGATCCAGGTGATGGGGTTGGCCAAAAGCGCCGTGGTGAACGCCCACGCCCCTTTGGCCGCCGCGAGGAAGGCGGTCAAAAGCGTGCGGCCGAGGATGGGACCGAGCCAGGCCAGCGCCCGGCCTAGCATGCCGACCCCGCCTGCCACGGCGGAAAACACCCCGAGCAACGCGGATACGCCGCTGCCCACGGCCCCGGCCACGATGCCCACGCCGCCCAAAACCACCAGGAGCCCGCCCACGGCCAGGGCTGCCAGCCCCAGCCATTTAACCAGGTCCTTGTTGCGGTCGACCCAGGCCATCATGGGACCGCCGACAAATTCGTTGACCGCCTGCATATACGGATACAGCGATGTGACCATGGGGCCGCCCACGGCCGCCCAGAAGTTCTCGACGGTGCCGGTCAGGGCCTCCCAGGTGTTGCGGGCGGATGTGTTGACCTCGGCGATGCGCTGCTGGATGCTGGCCTGCTTGTCCATGAGCGCCATAGCCTCACGCAGGCCCGCGACGCCAGCGTCGGACAGGATGGAGGCCACCCGCGTACCTTCCGAGCCGAACAGCTTGGTCATGACCTGGAGCTTGTCCAGTTGGGAGAGCGAATTCAGCTTCTCCAATTCGCCGACCATCTTTTCCAGCCCGACGAAGTTTCCCGCCTGATCAAAAAATTGCATGTTGATCCCGGCATGCCGCAGATCCGCGTTGACCTCCTTCATGATCTTGGAGTTGCGGCCCAGCTTGTCCTCGAGCATGGCCGTCTGGGTCAGCATTGTGGCGAAGTTGGTGCCGAAGACGCTGCCCTCGACCCCGTGCTGGCTGGCCAGGCCCTGCATGGCCAGGACCATCTTGGCGTTCTCCGCCCCGGCCAGCTTGAGGGTATTGAGCGTCCCGCCGAGGTATTGCGCCGCGTACTTGATTTCCTCGGGGGCCAGGCCGAAGGAAAACTTGGCCCGCTGGGTCAGGTCCGCCATTTTGACCAGCTCGTTTTCGGCCAGGCCGAAGGTCTCGCGAAACTTCGCCGTCAGCGCGCCCGCCTCGGCCTGGGGGATCTTGAGGATGACGCCCAGGTAGGCTGCGGCCTTGAGGCCTCCATTCACGACCGAGGACAGGGACGCACCCTTTTCGATAAGGGCCTGGGCATTGTTGACGAAATCCGCCGTGGTTCCGGGCAGAAGGTTGCCAAGCTCCACGGCCTGACGGTTGATCTCCGCGAATTGCGGCGGGATGCGTCCCAGGTTGTCCAACATGGCCACGCGCAGGTTCGTCGAGGCCTCGTCCAGGTTGGCGAAGGCGGTGATGGGCTTTTGCAGGCCGTTCATGATGCCATCGCCCATCAGGCTGGCCTTGGTCCCCATCTCGGTCATCTTGGCCGAGACCTGTGACACTGTCTGTTGCAGACGGGCAAAGCCCTGGGCGGCCTTGTCGGTCGCGCCGGTGATGACGCCGCTCATCTTGTCGATGGCGGTCAGCACGATGCCGAGTTGCAACAGTCCGTTCACGCTGGCCCCCAGGCGTCAGGGGCGGCTTTTCGCCGCCCCGTCAATCAACCCTGTTCATGTCGTTGTGGTACTCCACGGCCTCCCGGCACCAGCGGGCCAGATCGGCCGCATCCATGGCCATCAGTTCGTCGTGACTCCAGCCGGTCACGGCTGCGAGGTGGAGGACGGCCCGGGCGTCGACGGCAAAAAATCGCCGCCGGTCAATTCCCCGATCTTGACGTTTAAGAGCATGACGTCGCCGAGCGGCATTTCCAGGATGTCCTCGAGCACCCGCTTTTTGCCGTCGAACGTGCACAGGCTGGCGATCAGGCCGTACATGACCAGATGCGTGTCGGTAGCGGCGGCGCGCTGGGCGGCCAGCAGGTCGCGCCCCTTGCCCGGGCGTATGACCACGCGCACGCCGGACGGCAGCAGGAATTCGCCCGGCAGGGACGCAATGGCGGCGTCGATGTCCTGGAGGTGTTCTTCCAGGGCCGTGGCCACGGCCTCGGCCGCGCTCTCGGGGCCGGGGGCCTGGGGCTGCTCGACGGCCGGATCGATGCTGTTCGGATCGCTCATGGATTTCTCCTGTGGGTTGGGGTTATCCGCCGATGTTGGCGCGGTAGGTGGCCAGGAGGTCGACGCCGTCCACCTTGAGGATGTTGGACAGGGCGTCGATCTCATAGAGTTCCCGGCCGTCCGACACGCATTTGACGTAGGTGCAGGAAAACTTGGACGGAAACTCGGCCGGGTTCTGGGGTTTGTAGTCGCCGAAGCTCACCTCTTTGAACTGGCCGCGCAGGTGCACCACCAGGGGCGCTTCGGCGATGAGTCCGGAATCGTCCCAGGTCTGGAGCGACCCGCGAACCTGCAAGGCAACAGCCCGGAAGGGATTGGCGACCGTCGGCAGCACGTCCGGGTAAAAGCTGGCCCATTTGAAGTCCGCCTCCATCTTGTCGATGCCCGACGGCAGTTCGACCTTGGCGATCATTCCCAGGGCCTTGTGTTCGCTCATGACGTTTTTGACCGACGGCACTTTGGCCTCCTCGCACCGACCAAGCTGCGAATCGCCATTTAGATAAACGTTGCAGTTCGTCAGGCGGTTGATCTGGATCGGGGTGGGCATGCGGTCTCCTTATGAGGTCGTCGTGGCCACGGTGTTGGCCGAGGCGTTGAGCTGGGACAGATAGTTGATGTTCACGCGGCTCTCGAATGTGATGCGTTCGGCCGGGGGCGGCGGCATGAAGTCGTAGCTGAATGTGATGTGCCCGGCGGCCAGTTCCGTGGCCTCATTGAGGCTCTTGTCGTACCAGCAGCGGCCGTCCAGGATGGCTCCGCGCGCCACGAGGGTGCGCATGAAGCTGTTCACGCTTTCTGTGACGGCGTCGATGAATGCACTGGTGATGGGCCGATCCAGGAACTGGAGCATGCTGTATTCGATGGACTCGGCGATCACGTCGGCCACGCGACGGACATTGATGAACTGCTTGGGGCCGGTGACCGAGGGCCAAGCGGCGGAGCGGTTGCCCCAGGTGCGCAGCCCCGTGGCGTAAGCGTTGAAGATGGTGGTGATGCCCACCTCGTTTAAGAGGTTGCATTCGGAGTTGGCGTCGTTGATCCCGGCCGTGAGGCGAATCTCCATGCCGACGATGCCCTGTATCTCGGTGTTGGACGGGCTCCACCAATAGCCCTTGTCCATGTCCTTGGCGGCCAGCACCCCGGCCAGACGCGCCGACAACGGTTGCAACACCGTGGTGTCTGTGGACGTGTCGTAGACCTTGCAGTGGGGGTAGCACAGCACGGCCCTGGGGCTCGACGTGTTGAAGTTGATCGCGCCAAGCGGGCCGCGTCCGGCCAGCGCCTGCTGGAAGGTGACGCCCACGGGCGCATCCACCATGGAGATGGCCCGCATGGCCTCGGCCAAAACGATCAACTCCGAGGTCACGGACGTCAGCGGCGAATAGCCTGGCGCAACCAGGATCTTCGGCCAGAAGCCGAACAGGTTGAAGCAATCCTTGAACGCCTGCATGCCGAGGCGCTCCCCGGCCGCGTCGGTCCAGCCGATGATTTCCGACGGCAACACCTTCGACGGATCGGCGTAGGTGCAGCCCACCTTGACCGCCGCGCCCTTGGCGATGCCCCCGGCGGCCAACCTGGTCACGACGCCTTCCACGGGTTCGACGCTGTAGTCCGTGCCGAGGACGTAGGTGGTTGCGCCATCCTTGGACTTGACCACCACGTCGGAGACGCCGGGAGCACCCAAAAGCAGCGTGTCATCGTCCGCGAACAGGGCGTCGCCCAGCGGCCACTGCGAGGTGTGGCTGTTGGTGTAGGCGTAGCTAACGGACACAGTGGCCAGGGCCGGGATGGATCCCTCGGCCAGCCGGGTGATGACGCCCGTGGCCGGATCGACCGAGTAGTCCGTGCCGGAGATGAAGGTGTGCGTCCTGGCCTCGTTTTTGATGATGACCCCGGAGATGTCCTCGCGGTCCAGGGTGATGGTCCCGGCCGCGCTAAAAGTCATTTCCTCGGCCGGAACATCGATGACCCGCTCGCCGCCCTCGGGATCGAAGACGTTGATGACTACCACCGCGCCGTAGCCCGAGCCGTTCACCTGCTGGTCGCGGATGGCGTCCAGGGCCTGCGGGATGGTGTAGCCGTCCCGGGCCGTACCGAAGTATTTGGCGGCGGACTGGTCGTTGAGGATAAGGACCGGCTCGCCCACGGTGCGATAGGCCGGGTCAACCTCGAAGATCGGCGCAGTTCCGACAAGCCCGATGACGGCCGTTTTCACCAGCCGAATGGGCGCCGGGCCGTCGTCGATTTCAACGGTCTCGACGCCGTGAAGGAAGTTCGCGGGCATTTATTCCCCCCCCGTGGGTTTGGTGTTGGCTGCGGGTGTGGCGGGAGCGGCGGCCGTGGCGGACTGGACGGTCGAGGCCGTCCCAGCGGGCGCGGATTCCTGCTTCACGGCCGCAGCGACGGGCGGCGTGACAGCCTGAGTGACCGGCGCGGCCGGGGCGGCGGGACTGACCACGGGCGTCAGGTGGCCGCGAGCGACGAGCGCTTTGACGTAGGCGTTGTCCTCGGGCAGGGCGATGTCCCGACCCGGGAAAAGCCGCACCTGGCGGCCTTTGGGGAACGCATCGTCGGGCAGAGTCACGGCCGAAAGCGGGCCGCTGTAGCGGTAGGTCTTGTCCATGTCATTTCTCCACGATGATGGGTGCGGGGTCGATGCCGCCGGTGACCGCGATCCGGGCGGCGGCCAGGGCGTGGGCCACGTCGTCGGGGAACTGCGCCTGGGACACCCAGGGCACGTCCGCCGCGTACACCGCCAGATAGGTCCACACGCCGCTGCTCACATCCTCGAACTGTTCTCGCACCGGATGGAACCGGGCTCCCCGAATGGCGCGTCCGGACAGGGCGGCGCGGGCGGCGTCCAGCACGGCGTAGGCCCCTGTGTGGTCCCGCAGGGAGCGCACCTTGATCACAAGTTGGAACTCCAGGCGGCGTTTCTGTTCGGTTCCGGGCAGCGTATCCGGCCCGGGCAGGCGGCTTCCGGAGTAGCCCACCAGCACCACGCCGTGCGGATGCGCCAGCCGGTAGGCCTCGGGCTTGTCCGGGAAAGCCTGGACCGTGATTTCCGGCAGCGCCTCGGCCAGGACAGCCACCATGTCCCGTTCGATCTCCGCGATCATCAGAACCGCCCCAGGATGTCGTCGCCGAACTCCCGGAGACGGTCGTTAACCCGCACCCCGGAGGCATGCGGCGCGGGATCGGGCTGCCCGGCGGCCACCCCCAGGGTGACGTGCCCGGCCTGGATCTCGCGCAGGAGCCTAAGCGCCCGGTCGTGGGCCTTTTCCAGGTTTTTCGGAGGCTCACCGTCGGCCTCGGGCCGCCGTCCCCACAGGTCGTAGGCGACCAGGTCGGCTGCGATCTCGCGCACCAGGCCCGGGACAGGGTCGAGCGGCAGCTCGTAGCGGTCGCGCAGATATCCGTCCACGATCTCCCCGGCCGCCGCGACGGCCGCATCGAGCACGGCGACGTCCACGGCCTCGGGCGGCACGCGGTCGTCGGTCAGCTCCACGAGCCGCTCGTGGGTGAGCCGTCGCGTCAGGTCCGTCTGCGCGCAGTAGGCCATGTCTACTTCCCTGCCTTGGCCTTGGCGGTTTCGGCGGCGGGCGCGACGTCGCCGTTACCGGCAGGCGCGGCCAGGGCGGCCTCGGGAGCCTTAGGCTCCGGCTCCTCGGGCGCGGCTTTGGACTCATCCACGGCCTTGGCCGCGCCCGAGGCGACCAACGCCTGCGCGGCGGCCTCGGGCAGACCGGTGACGATTTCGTCGGCCGGGATCCGCTCGCCGTCGTGCAGTACGGTGTGCAGCATCTGGATTTTCATAAGCCCCCTTAGGCGACGATGTTTTGCAGGAAGTAGGCGACGTCCGGGCAGGTGATCAGCTCGGACACGGATTCACCGGCGCGGACCATCTCACCGCCGTACAACCCGATGTTCTTGTCCGGCCAGGAACCGGCGATGGGCGTCCTGAAGGGCACGGTCATGCCGAAGGTCACGTCGCGCTGGGGCGCGGCCTGCTTGTTGCGGTAGATGAGCGAGAGGTGTTTGCCCCACGTCCTGGAGAGGTTCGTCGGCTGCCCCTTCCTGGCCGTGTTCACGAAGGATTCCCCGACCAGGATATCTTCCAGCTCGAAAAGAGCGGCCACGTCCTGGCGGCGGGCGATGCCCGACTCGCCCGAATTGCGCAGGCAGGCGGACACGATTTTGGGATGCCGGGCCAGCTTCGACCAGCCCGAACGGCCGATGACCATGGTGTTGGGGCGCATGACGCACGATTCCAGGGCGTCGGAAATCACGCCGACGGGATCGGAACTGTTGTCCGAGAACTGGCTCGTGCCGGACAGCGTGGCCTTGTTCCCGGCCGGATAGGTGGCCGGGTTGAACACCAGGCCCGCCACGCGAACCTCGCGGTCCAGGGCCAGCAGATTCATGATGTATTCCGTGGCCGTGGCCCGGGGGTCGATGCCCGGAGGGGCGTTTTCGATGTCCTTGATGGGGATCGGATCCTCCAGGCCGTAATCCTGGGTGGAGCCGGTGCGCTCCTCGGATTCGATCTCGATCTGGTTGACCCGCCCCCGCCGCCCGACCTTGGTGTCGGGCACGGTGAAGCCCTGGGCCAGACTGTAGACGAAGTACAAGAACTCCTCGGTGCTCACCGGGGTGACCCGGGGCAGCACCAGGTCCGCGATCATCTCCCGGTTGCGGTAGGCGATGGCGACGGCCATCAGTTCCGGGATGATGGTGAAAGGCGCTTTGCGGCCCATAAAACCTCCTTAGCCCTGAATCCGGTTCAGGGTGATGAGCATGTCGATGATGTCGCCGGAGACGCCGCTTGACAGCGTCATGCCCGCGATCCGGGCGTTGACCCCGGCGGCCGGGGCGGCGGAGACCGCCACGCCCAGGGCGCCTGCCGTCAGGAAGTCGCCGTAGGTCACGGCCCCGCCGAGAACGACCTCGGCGACACCGGAATGGATCACGTCCACGCGGTCGCCGTCGTCGGCGTCCAGGCGTTCGGACACGCCGATGATGGCGTCGGTGGCGGCCGTGGCCACGGCCACGGTTCCCTCGGCCGATCCGGCCTTGACGATGGCCCGGGCCGGGATGTCCCCGTCGGCCACGTATGTCTTGGTCAGTCCGGGAATCATTTTTTCGCGCCCTCCTGGTGTTCGCGCAGCACTTCCGCCTGCGCCTCGGCAAAGCTCAATGTGCGCCCGGCCTTGTCGGCCGCGTCCACCTTGTCGCGGATCTTCACGGCCATGGCGGCGACATCAAGGCCGCCGGGCTTCCCGGCGGCGCGGCCATGGGTGGCCCGCTCGCCGAACTCCACCTGGACCGGCAGGCTTTCCAAAAACGCCTTGAACGCCTCGGCCACCGGCTTTTGAACGGTCTTGCCGCCCTCCTCGAAGTCCACGGTCCCGGCCGCGTCGAGCTTTTCCATGCAGTGCATGGCCAGCCCCTGCTGGTAGCTCGTGAGGTGGCCGTCCCCGGCCAAGCGCTCGCAAAAGGCCGCGATCTCGGTCCGGCGTCCGGTGGCCACCGTGGCGTCCACGCGGCTGGCCAGAGCCTTGTTGGCCGCTTCCAGAACAGCGATCCGCTGGTCCTTGGCGGATTGCGCTTCGGAAAACTCGGCCACCTTGGCGGTCAGGGCCGCCACCTGGACGGCCAGATCCTTGTCGCCCCCCATGGGCTTCTCCTTGTTGGCGGCCGGGGAAACGGCCGGTTTGCCGGTTCGTCCCGGCCCGGCGAGCCCCAGGAAGGCCTCGGCGAAGCGGGTGAACAGGGATTTGTCGGCGTCCGGATCGGACTCCTCGGCGAACTCGAAGGTCCGCGCCTCGCCCTCGGCGAAGGCCACGTCCTTCAGGCCCTTGACGGCCGGAGGCGTCGCCCCCAGGAAACCCACGTGGCGCAAGGAGCCGTCGGGATAGAGGCTGATTGAACGCTTTTTGAAGCGGCCGGACTGGACCAGGTCGGCGAATTCCGGCGCGACGTCCTTGAAATCGGCCAGAAGCGTACCGCCCTCACGGTAGACGCGCTCCACCCAGCCGTAGGCCGGGGCGTTGTCCTTGGGATGTCCGACGACCAGCGGGGCCTCATGCCGGGCCGGGTCATAAGCGGCGATCCTGTCCAGATCGGCTTCGGCAAACGTGTGTTTCCGGCCGCTGCTGTCCACGTGGTCGCCCGCGCGGAACACCTCGACGCGCTTGAAGATATCCATCTAGTCGGCCTCCTTGCTGTAGGGGGCGAGCCGCCAGGGCGCAGGCAGAAGCGTCCGCAGCCCGCCCGGGGAAATCACATGATCCTGGGGCGGGATGACGCCATGCTTGGCCAGGATGTAGCCCGTCGTCTGGGAGCAGACGGGACGGCGCATGACGTTGCGCACCCGCCGCCAGGACAGGGCGAAAAGCGTGCGGTAGCCGTAGCGCACATGCGAGCCGCACATCTTGAGCGCCGTGGCCTTGATGCCGTCGGCCACGTCGGCGGCCACCCGGATGGGGTGGACGAAGATGTCGCCGTCGTAGTCGTCGAAGCGGTCAGAGGCCCGGTTGGGCTCCACCCCAAGCTCCATGGCCTCGATCAGCATGATGGAGCCGTAGAGGTTGAGCCCAAGGCTGGTGTGCGATCCGCCGGGAGCGAAGCGCCGGATGGCCCGGGACAGAAGCGACGCTCCCACCCAGGTGACCACGAACACGTCCAGGTCGGGGCGCAACCTCTCATAGGGGACCACGCCCAGTTCGGCGGGATACGTCGTCACGGGGCGACCTCCGGCCAGCCGGGCCGAATCGGGGAGACGCCGTGCGAGAGAATCTCCATGGCGGCGGTCCCCACAATCGGGCGCACCACCTGCCATATGGCGTCGGCCACGCCGGGTTGCCCCTCCGCAAGCTGCTCGCGCATGAAGGCCGCCCCGGTGCGCAGCTCCTCCAGATGTTCGTCCACGGCCGCGTCGAGGTCGGCGGCATGCTCCGGCGCGACGGCCTTGGCCACGGCCACGTCGGCCTCCAGTTTGGCCAGGCTGGCGTCGAGCCATTCGAGTCCGGACCTGACCTGTTCGGCGCTTAGGCCTCCGGAGGATTTGGACAGGACGGCGCAGGAGGCCAGGGTCACCACGGCCAGGACGCAGACGGAGAGGATGAAGCGTCGCTTACGCATGGGGGCCTTCCTTTTTGGAGCTGTCCACTCCGGCCTGGGCCGCCACGTACACGGCCGCCAGGGCCGCCATCGCCACCTGTGCGGCCGGAGGCAGGGCCAGACCCAGGGGCGTCTGGGCCAGCAACGAGCCCAACGTGCCCACCGTCACCCAGAGCTTGCGGCTCTTGATCCGGCTCCCGGCCTTGGCGAGGACCGGCGCGGCCAGTGGGGCGGCGACCCGGCCCAGGGCCGCGCCAATCTCGGCGGGCGTGGACGAAGCCGCCGGGGCGACGGCCACGGCGGGGGGCGTGGCCACCTTGCCGGACAGGGCCGCGCCCACGCCTTCGGCCACGGCGGCCAGAAATTCCGGAGTCATCGGGACGCCCGGCGTCGTCTGCCTGGTCTCGGAGTCGTTCATCTAGGCCTCCTGTTCCGGCCAACGGCCGCCCGGAATGAGCGCCAGTATCTTGGCCGGGTAGTCGTTTACGACGTTGTGGGCGTTGCCAGGGCCGCCGTTGTAGGCCCGGCAGACCACCTGCCAACCGCCGTCGGAAAGGTATCTGTCCGCCAATCGGCGCAGGTAGAGACAGCCCCACTCCAGACCGACCTCCGGCACGCATAGCTCCGGGAACCAGCCGCGAAACCCCTGGCAGCGGGCCGTCTCGCCCATGACCTGCATCAGGCCCCACGATGTCGCCCGGCCGATGCGCTCGGTGTCCCAGGAACAATGCGGCGGCCGGAAATTCGGCGTCTTGCCCTTGAGGTAGCGGTCATAAAAGCCCGGCTCGTAGCGGACGGCATACGTGACGCCCCCCACCGATTCGTGCCGGACCATGGCCAGGACGTGTTGCACGGGCAGCCCGTGCCGCCTGGCTGCGGCCGCGATCAATTCAAGCAGTTCCGGAGTGATATGGTCTTCGGGCATCCGCGCCTCCTTGCAGCGCCGGATACCTCCGGCGCACGAGATGCGCGGAACATAGCGGGACGGGCGGAGAGTCTCTTGTGCAGCGTGCAGCGGACAAAAAAGAAGCCCGCCTATAGAGCGGGCCTGGATAGAGAGAGACTTGCAACAGGGAGGGTCATGTGGCCGAAAGCGCGACGTTTCTCAAACTCATCGAGAGCATCGGGTTCCCGGCGCTCATCTTCGCGGTCTGGTACCTGTATCACCGCTCCCAGGTCAAGGCCTGGGAGTCGAGAGAGGCAATCCAAAGCGCCGCCTGGGATGGGCAGATGCAGGCCATGGCCGCGAGAGAGGAGCGGGTGTTCAACCTGCTCGGCGGTCAACTGGAGGCCCTGCAATGCCTGATCGGCCAGATGGCCCGGGTGGAAAACAAAATCGACACGAATCAACATTGCCCAATCGTGCGGAAGGGAAGCCATGCATGACGAAATATTGAAAGCCAAAGGCCGGTTGGCCGAGGCAAGACGGCGACGCGGCGAACTGTCGCTGGAGGGCAAGGGGATCATCATCCTCCTGCGGGAATGCCTCGACCCCTACGAGCCCGACCTGGCCCGACTTCGTATCCCCGAGGCCCGGGCCAACATGGCCCGGCTGGCGGACATCCATGCCGAACTGCGCGACCTGGACGCCCGAATCGCCGAACTGTCGGAGGCCCTGGGCGATGGCTAAGGGGCAGTTTCACGGCCTGGAGGCCGAGCGCCTCTACGTCATCGATCAAAGCACCCTGGACGAGATCGCCGGTCGGCTGTCCGTGTCCGTCCGCACCATCCAGAACTGGAAGGGCAAGGGCGACTGGGACGCCAAGCGCCGGGCCTATCTGGCCAGCCGCCGCAGCTTTCACGAGGAGCTGTACGAGTTCGGCAAGGATCTGCTGACGAAGATCCGCACCGACATGGCCGAGGGCAAGGACACCCCCACCGGCCAGCTTTATGCCCTGCTGCGCCTGCTGCCGAACCTGGTCAAGGTCAAGGACTACGAGGCCGTGGCCGTGCCCGTCGCCGAGGATAAAAAAACCACACCGGAAGAAACCGCCAGGGACGTCAAGGACCTCCTGTCCACGGTCTATGGGATCGATTTCGATGGCAAAGACCGGCAATAAATTTGAAAAGCTCTACGGGCAGGACCGTGACACCAGAGAACGCCTCAAGGCCACCCTGGGCATCATGTTGCCGTACCAGCGCCGCTTCGTCGACGACAAGGCGGCGGGCATCGAATGGGCGGCCTCAAGGCAGGCTGGCAAATCCTTCGCCCTGACCTTCAAAGCCGTCACGGAGACCGCGCTCTCGCCACGACCCATCGAATCCGTCTACGGATCGGCCAGCGCCCGGCAGGTCTTTCGCTCCGGCCGGGAAATGCGGCGGCACATCAAGGCCATAGCGCTTCTGACCGAGGGCAGGCTGGTCCCGGACAAAAACAACGCCTGGCTGATCGCCTTCCCGGGCGACCGATTCCTGAACCTCGTGCCGTCCAACCCCGACACCATCCCGGGATTTTCCGGCAACGTCTACCTGGACGAATTCGCCCTGCACAAGGACGATTGGGGCATCTGGCGCGCGGCCGTGCCCGCCATTACGCGCGGCTACGGAGTCCGCGTCGCCTCGACCCATCGCGGCAGGAAGACCAAGTTTTTCGAGCTGACCCGCAACAAGGCCTATTCGCACCACCGGACCACCATCCATGACGCCATCCGCGAGGGCTTGGTCCTCAAAGACGAGGATGGCCGCATCCGCAGCGTGGACAGCCTGCGCGAACTGGTGGCCGATCCCATGGTCTGGCTCGAAGAATACGAACTGGACCCGCAGGACGACGCCACCGCCTGGTTGACCTGGGAACTCCTCCGGGCCGCCGAGGACGAATACATCGATCCGTCGCCGGAATGGGCGTCCAGGCTGGTGCACCAGGCCGTCAAGGCCCGGAAGCACTACAAGCTCGCCAAGGCCGATCCGGCCTGGTGGCCGACCAAGGCCCGGGAGCTGACCGCACATCTGGCGGAGAACGGCGACCCTCTCGACCTGGGCATGGACATCGGCCGCACCAGGGATCTGTCCGTGATCTGGCTGCTGCGGCGCGGCGAGCTGGCCCGATTCACCGCAGCCGTCATCACCATGGCGCGCATGCCGTTTCGCGTGCAGCGCTACGTGCTGCACGCACTTTTGCCCTACGTGCTGCGTTCCGGCGGCCGGGCCTGCATCGACCAGGGCGGCATCGGCCGCCAGTTGACCGAAGATGCCCGCGACCTCTTCGGTTCGCGCGTCGAAGGCGTCGACTTCACCAATGCCCATAAGGAGGCCCTGGCCGTGGGCCTCAAAGATGTCCTGGAGGATCACGGCTTCCTGATCCCCATTGATCCGGAGGTGTCTCGGTCGCTGCACAGCGTGCAAAAGATCACGACCTCCACGGGCCTGCCCCGCTTCGACGCCGAGAGGAGCGACGCCACCGGCCACGCCGATCATTTCTGGGCCGCCGCCCTGGCCGTGCATGCCGGGGAGTCCTTCGCCACCGGCCTGACCGAAGACAGCGTCGTCTCTCGCGGCCGCCGCGAGGCTGGCGACCTGCTCGACAAATTCTAGGCCGTTTGCGGCGCGACAGGACGCCCCGGCGATGCGACGGCCACATCGCACGGCAGGACGAAAATTGAACGGCTTTTGAACGCCGCAAACCCCATGCCCGGAGGTCACCCCTCATGCGCCAGGTCGGCATCTGGACCAGTCCCACTAATTTCCGTCCGATAGACCAGGGGGCGGGGACGCTTTTCGAGGAGTTGGCCACCCGTGACCGTTCCCCGGATTTCTTTTCCATCGCCATGTCCCTGCCAGACCCTGACCCGGTCCTGCGCAAGCTCGGCAAGGACATCAAAGTCTACAAGGAACTTCTGGCCGACGCCCGGGTGGGGCCGTGCGTGGAATCGCGCAAGGCTGCCGTGGTGTCCCTGGAGTGGGCCGTGAGTCGGGGAGACGCCCCGGCGGTCCAGGCCAAATTCGTGACAAAATGCCTGACCCGGCTTGATGTCGGGAGCATCATCCGCGAGATCTTAAACGCGCCGCTTTTCGGCATGGCCCCCCTGGAGGTCGTCTGGCGGCGCGACGGCGCGGCCACCGTTCCGGATCGTGTGGTGGGCAAGCCCATTGAGTGGTTCACGTTCGACCCCGAGAACACCCTGCGCCTGCGCACCAGGACCAATTTGCTCCAGGGCGAGGTGTTGCCGGAGAAGAAGTTCCTCGCGCCGCGCTACAACGCCACCTACGACAACCCCTACGGCGAGCGGGTATTGTCCCGTTGTTTCTGGCCCGTGGCGTTCAAAAAAGGGGGCCTCAAGTTCTGGTTGCGGTTCATCGAAAAGTTCGGCTCGCCGTGGATCATCGGCAAGCATCCCGCGCAGGCCGACAAGGCGGCCATCCGCGACCTGGCCGATGCCCTGGAGCGGGCCGTCCAGGACGCCGTGCTGGTGATTCCGGAGGGTTCCAGCGCCGACATCGTCGAGGCGGCGGGCAAGGCCGGATCGTCGTCGCTCTACAAAGACCTCAAGGCCACCTGCGACGAGGACATCGCCATCTGCATCCTGGGCCAGAACCTGACCACCAGCGTGTCGGGCGGCTCCCGGGCGGCGGCCGAGGTGCATGAACGGGTTCGCGGTGAGATCAAGGACGGCGACAAGAAGATCGTGGCCCAGACCATGGCCACGCTCATCGACTGGATCTGCGAGCTGAACTTCGGCCCCTGCGACGCCCGGCCGGTCTTCGAGATGTTCGAGGAAGAGGAGGTGGACCAAGCCCTGGCCACCCGGGACAAGACCCTCTCCGACACCGGCCAGGTGAAGTTCACCAAAAAGTACCTCATGAAGGCCTACGATCTGGCCGAGGATGATTTCGAGGTCGTGGGTGGCGCCGAGGACAAGGCGGAAGCGAAGCCTGCGGAGTTCCGGGAAGGCGCGCCCGACACCGACGACGTCGCCGAACTGCCGCCGGAGATGCTCCAGGGCATCGCCGGGAAGCTGCTTGCGCCGGTCATTGATCTGGTGGAGTCGGCCGGGTCGGTCGAGGACATCGCCGACCGGCTGCACGGCGTCTATCCCGATATGGACACGGACCTCTTCGAGGATCTGCTCACCCGGGCCATCTTCATCTCCGCCGTCTGGGGACGGCTGTCGGCCAAGGCCGACGCCAAATAGGCCATGCCTGACGTCCCCGACCTGTCCTTCGCCCTGGGCCTGCCGCCCGAACGGGCCATCAGCTACTTCAAGGCCAAGGGCTACGAGGTCACCTTCGACTGGCACGAGATGCTGGCCGACGCCCACGCCCGGGCCTTCACCGTGGCCAAGGCCACCCGCCTGGACATCCTCACGGACATCCGGGGCGCCGTGCAAAAGGCCCTCGACTCCGGCACGACGCTACGCCAGTTCCAAAAGGATCTGACGCCCATCCTCCAGTCCAAGGGCTGGTGGGGCAAAAAGGACGTCGTCGATCCGCGAACCGGCGAGGTTCGCCGGACCCAGCTCGGCAGCCCGTGGCGCTTGAAGACCATCTACGAGACGAACATGGCCACGGCGTATGCCGCAGGCCGCTACCGTGAGCAGATCGAGAACGCCGAGGCCCAGCCGTACTGGATGTACGTGGCCGTGATGGACTCCCGGACCCGGCCAGCCCACGCGGCGCTAAACGGCAAGACCCTGCGCCACGACGATCCGTTCTGGTCCTCGTTCTACCCGCCCAACGGCTGGAACTGCCGCTGCCGGGTGCGCGCCCTGACCCCCGAGCGCGTGCGCCGCAAGAGCCTCCAGGTCGAATCCTCGGACGGACTTGTCAGCCACGAGGACGTGCCCGTCTCGCGCGACGGCCGCACGGCCCGCATGGCGATCTACAGCAATCCCAAGACCGGCGTCCGCGTGCAGACAGACCCGGGCTGGGCGCACAACCCGGGCCGGGCCTGGATGGACGGCATGGGGCCGAAGCTGGCCGCGTCGCTGGCCGCCGCACCGCGCGAGGCGGCCGAGGCCGCCCTGCGGGAGACAGTCCGATCCGACGGGTTCAAACGATTCGTCGAACGTCCCGAAGGGCAATGGCCCGTGCTGCGCCTGCCGGACGAAGCCGCCAAGGCCATCAAGGCCCACGACCCGGTTGCCATGCTGTCGGCCGACTCCCTGGCCAAGAACAAGGCGCATCACCCGGAATTGACGCTGCGAGACTATCAGTCGTTGCCCGACCTGGGGCGACCGGACCTCATCGTCCAGGACAGCGACCAGACCGTGGTCCTGGTGCGCAAGGGGGAGGATTGGTACGCGGCGGCGGTCAAGGCCACCAAGAGCGGCGAGGGGACGTTTGTCACCTCATTTCGGAGGACCAGCGATGCGGATGTGGCGCGGCTGCGCCGCAGGGGCAAGGTGTTGTAAAGAGGCGGTCGGCGGGGCCTCCCAGGAACCCCGCATGGCGCTCCGGACAATCGTCCGTGCTACGGCCGGGAGAATGACACCGTGTCGCGACCGCCTTTCACATATCTTCTAACCATTGCGCCGCCTGGAGGCAAGCCCCATGTCCGACATGATCAAAATCACCCTCGACTCCGCGCGGTTGACCGCCGCCCTCAAACGTCTGGCGGCCGCTGGGCGCGACCTGTCCCCGGCCATGCGCATGGCGGCGGGCATCATGGCCGACAGCGTCGAGGAGAACTTCGAGGTGGAAGGCCGCCCCAAGTGGCAGAGTCTGGCCGCGTCCACCCTGCGGCAACGGGCCAAGGAAGGCAGCACGGGGAAAATCCTGCAACGGCGCGGCGACCTGGCCCGGTCCATCACCCGGCACTGCGACGCCACCAGCGCCACCGTCGGCACCAATTCGGTCTACGCAGCCGTCCACCAGTTCGGCGGCCAGGCCGGACGCGGCCGCAAGGTGACGATCCCGGCTCGGCCGTTCCTCACCCTGGGCCCCGACGACGAAGAGGATATCGTGCAGAGCTTCGCCCGGTTCCTGGGCGAGGCGGTGGGGTAGGATATAGGCTGGCCCGGGATACAAACGGTTATTCATGAGTTTTGTCGGATTGAGAGGTGTCTGGTGTCTGGCGATTTCTGTTACATATCTCTTTAAACGTATCGTATCGTCTGACCATACGAAATATGCTGGCCACAGTAGCCAGACTCAGAAAGAGGGCGTAATAAAGGCCGAAATATCCAACCAGATTGATCACACAAGATTTCACGTCTGTTGCCCTGGCTAATACCGCAAGAATAAGCACGACTCCCTGGACGACCAAGAAATGCATGTAATTGGCGGCATGGCTGACCAAAGGAGAGAAGTCCTCGTCCTCGTTCGGACGCCGACCGCAAAGCATCCCCAGAAATTCCGGATCGCCGAAAGCCATGAGGATTGCGAAGCCGCCCAGGGTGAATCCCAAAAGGTTGGGTAAAATAGAGAGCGCCAAATCGTAAAATGGGAGTGGATCCTGAGGGTCGGCGAAAACCACGGATAACAGGGCCAACAAGCTGGCGACGTGCAAATACGGTGACCTGACCAAGTCTCTCCAGCCGCCGTAGGCAGACCAATAGGCCCCAAAAAGCTTGCGGACCCCCTTATATAGACTCCAGAACTCGGCCACTACCGACCTCTCCAGCGTGGCAGAATGCTGCCCACAGCTTCTATGAACTCCGCCATACCCATGCTTGAAGGAACCGTGACTCGCTGCCTTCTTGGGGACGTACGTGTGGAAAGCTCGACCACTTGTTCCGCCTCGTAGCCCTTGGCACGAACCTCCCCATTCTCCAGGGCGACCCGCATATACGGTTTCAGACCTTCGTCTGGTCTGATCGAGTCTCTACGGCGGGGCTGGCCCCCAAGAACCTGCTCCCATCGATAAACATCCATGCTCTCCATCCGTCTTTGGATTCGTTCTTCATCCGACTCTTCGTCATCGGCGTTGGGGCGTTTGATAAAGATACGCAGTTGGGTGATCGTTTCCAAGCTCAGAATGCGTTCAAGCTGTTCATGGTCCTGGATCATGGTGACGTCCACAGGGCCAAAACGATCAAGCAACAGTGGATCGGCAAATAAAGCGTGGAAGAAGCGCTCAGCGGTTGAAGGCCCCATCTTCCCGGCGTCGAAAATGATCTGATGCCCTGGGCTGATAAACACTGCGGGAATGATGATCAATTCGGGCTTCAGGTCCTCGGGGATAGCCGCTAAAGGGCTTTCTTCGGTGGACTCAACGGCCTCTTGGGTGGACTCCCTGTACCATAAGCCAAAGGGGGATAAATCATAATACTTGAGAATAGGGATATAAGTAAAAGTCATATCGCCGTGTCGTTCAATGATCGGGCGGCTGATAGCACCTCTTTCCTTGCCTCGAAAGGTTGCCTTCCGACGGGTGGCCCAAGTTTCATTGAGCAGGTTGACGTAGGAATCGTCACTATGGGGGTGCATGGTGATCGTCACTCCCGCTAAATTCAAGGTTTTTTCCCCCTGTCTCGACATGTTCTCCCCCTGGGCATTTCGTTGTTTGATGACTTCATATAGCGCATCCCGATTAACGATGGCTCGTCAGTAAACCGAAACATGGATATCTGTAAATCGCATATCAAAAAAAGCGGCCCGCCGGTTTCCCGGCGGGCCGCCCGTTCACAGACCGTTCAATCCGGCGTCAACTACCCGGTTTCTTGGCCTCGTAGGCCCCGATCATCTGCTTGTCCATCGCGCACTCGTTGCTCATGGCCGCCTCGACCCGGCGGATCGCGCCATCCTTGACCACAAACCGCACCCCCACGCCGCCGCCCGGCTTCCCCGTCGCGATCAGCACCCCCTGATAGCAGACGATGCCGCCCGGCAAATCCACGGGGGACGCCGTATCCAGGCGGATGCGGTCGTTGAGGAACAGCCAGCGCACCTGTTCGGCGATCTCGGCCCGGATGACCGGGTGGTCCGCAGGGGCGGCCGTGGGTTCATACGCAAACACCTGGCTCGCCATGTCGCCGTAGCCCGAATCCTGGTAGCTGTAGTAGAAGAGCTTTTTCCCGGATTCGGCCAGCGCGAAGGCGTACGACGCCTGCCCGTCGCCAACCGTGAACGACGTGACCTCCCGGGCCTGGACGCTTGTGGTACCCAGGCTGACCATCAGGGCCAGCAAAACGAACGTCTTCCTCATGAGACCTCCCCTTACGGATTGCACACCTGACACGGCCGGTATCCGGCCTTGATGGCCGCCTCCCGGCTCTCAAAGACCGCCGAGCAGGCCTTGCAGTCGTAATACCGGCAGCCCGGCCCGTGAAAAATATGGCTCTGCACGTTGCCGTGGAACACGAGCCCCTGGGCCGCCACAGCCACCCCGCCAAGGATCACCGCCAGCAACACGGAAAAAGCCAGCCGTCGAACATGTCGCACGCGCATAGCCCACCTCGTACTGGTTACCAGGTTTTCCTGCCGCCCTCATACGGCACGGCCAATCCGGCATCAAGCAACGACCGGCACAAATCCTCCCCCTCCACATTGATAACCGCCACCAGCCGCCCGCCGTACTTGTCGCGGCCGACGTCCAAAAGCGTCAGGCGCATGCCTGGCGCGATTCGCGCCTTCACGAACTCCCGCGCCTCCTGGGCATTGGCCGCGACCTCGGGCCGCTTGTCCCGCAGCTCCGGCGTGTCGCAGTGCCGCAGGCGGATGGACTGGACCCGGAAAAAATCCGGCATCTCTCCCGTAAGCCGAACCTTGACGGTATCGCCGTCCACCACACGGACCACAACGGCGTCGAGATCGGGGCCGGGTTCCCGCGCCAGGACGGGACCGACGCATAAGGCCAGGGCGATCAGGCTGAACGCAATATATCGCATAGTAGATACATACCAGTATTCTTATTTTGTGACAAGTGTGGCGACGGGCACCGGCTCCCGTCGCCCTATCACAAACACCAGCCATGCCCCGCCCGGTCCCTGAAACGGGTCTGTCCGGGTGAACGTCCGGTCGCGCATACGCACGCCGTCGGGCCTGACGTGGCCGTTCTCGATGGCAACCCGCGAGCCCCGGGGCAGGTCGGGGCGCGGGGAATCCGCCGGGGCTTCAGCCGCGCCAGACTCCGGCGGCCCCTGATCCTGGGGGTTGGCGATGCGCCACAACGCGGCCAGCACGTTCGATCTGGTCAGGAAGGCATACTGCTCGCCATGCGGCCGCAGCCACTTGCGGTCAACCCGCACCCGGTATGCCCCCTCGTGGGCCTCGCCGCCCGGAAAGAGTGTGGCAGGGAACAGCTCCACCACCACCCGCCTGCCGGGGCCTGATTTCTCAATGGTGATCCGTATTTGCGGCTTTCGTTTGTCCATGTTGCGCAGCTAGCGCGCAAGTCGCGCGCGGGATTTATGGGGTTGGTTGCTCATTGAGACGCGCAATCCGCCCCCGCGTTGTTTTCATAGTTATACGAAAAAAGGTCTCTATGGTCGCACCCGCCTTTTTTCCCTTGACTCACACGCAACAAGTCGGAGTATGCTGCCACAAAAAAGGAGGACCAGGATGCGAAGGCTTACTCCCCTTAGTTATGAACAGCATGTTGAGATTGCCCCCCAATTGCTTGACGTTCAGGACTTCATCAAACAACTCAGAAGGAAATTTCACGCTGCGTATGGTGTCAACTCAAAAGAGCAAAGCATCGCGTTTAGAATTGATGAATATATCAATCTCCTTCGTGATAGGCTCGACGAGAGAGTTTTCAAAGAAGCAAAACAAGATGGAAAGGATGCCGCAATGCTTATTTACTATCCAGGCCAAGCCAGACACCGTGGTAAAATCACACCAACCGGAATTGATCGCTCTTGACCGGCGCGGTCGCCAGCGCGTCGTACACGAACCGCTCGGTCATCCCCGTGGCCAGGACCAAGAGCTTGGCGTTGCTGCCGTTGTAGTGGGCGCGGATGTAGCGGATGGCGGCCTGCTTCAGCGCATACTTGGGCACCGAGATCTGCGTGCCGCCCATGCGCTGGACAAGCTCCACCGCCACATTCACGCCGCATTGCTCGGCGACCAGGCCGATATCTCCGCCCAGGTCCTCGGGGGTGACCGTGGCCACGAAATTTTCCCTGCTGATGGTCTTGTCCATGAGCTACTCCTTGACCGCCCCCATGGCTTCGAGGGCGGCAACCAGCGTCGCGATGTCCAGATGCCCGCACCAGGTCAGGCGCGGCTTGCTGGTCAGGCGCTTGACCAGGGCGTCCAGGGCCGTGGCGCGGTCCTGGTCCGTGGTCTGGCGGCTGACCTGCTTCCACAGCGCCCGCACCATCCGGACCTGGGCCTCGGAAGCCGCCCCGGGGCGGCGCGGCTTCGGCGGCATGTTCCGAATCTGCCAGACGCCCGCCTGTGCGGCCTTTGCTTCCAGATCGTCCAGGCACCGAGCCATGGCCTGGCCGCCCAAGTCCCTAGATGATGTCGCGCCGAATTGCTCCAGCATGGCGCGGTAAGTGTCGTCGTCGAATCCGAGCGCCCGCTTGAGGGCGTGGAGTTTGCGAATCTGTGCCGTCGTGGCTAGTACATTATTATCTTTCAACATCATCGATGTCCTGTTTACAAAGAGCTAATATTTGTTATAATAGGCTATGTCGCGATAGCACAGTGGATAGTGCACCTGTTTAACTAACGGGGTTGTCGGGGGTTCGAATCCCTCTCGCGAAATTTCTCCGCCGGGGCAACCAGGCGGACTTTTCTTTGGGCTTGCATCACCGAGCCCCCTTGGGATTACTCTTGCCCCGCGAGAGAAACTCATCGCCCTGGGCCAGCCCCGCCGAGACAGGGATACGGCACACACGATTACATCCCGGGCAGACCAGACCATTCGGGCCGATACATGCCCTGTGCATGCCCGTACGGCCGCAAACCCTGACACCCTCTTCGACCTTCAGGACCGGCAATGCGCCCTCTGACCCAAGATACACCAGCCAGTCCGACGAATTAGCGGACATGGTCTTCCCCTCTGGCTGCTCATCAGGCCCCGGCCGCCACGCCGAGACGACCGCCCCGCAGGGCGGTTTCGCATCACTCCAGATTCCCCTCCCGCTTCAAGGCGTCGAGTGTGCGATCCGCAGATTCCTCGCCTCCGCTGTACTCGACAAAGTCACCCCAATTGTTTTCGAGTGTGGTCACAACCGCCGCGAAATCGATGTCGTCCACGTCAATCCCCCTTGCGTTGCTGCGATTTAGAACGACGCCAAATCCAGTGAGATCGGTTCATACTTGCCATCCGCGCGGCGGGAATACAGCCGCAGATACGTCTTGCTCCCAGCCACTTGCAGGCTGTCGGACACGGCTTGCATGGCTCGCCGCCAGCGGTCGTCGTCGATGGCCAACCGCCGCAGGGACAGCACCCGCCCGGTGTTAATGCGTCCCTCCTTGTCCACTTGGAAGGCGTCATTGATCAGGGCCTTGAGTTCATCGCGGCTGCCTTCGGTCCATTCGGTGATGCATTCGTCGATGAGTTCCTTGGCCGCCTGGAGCCGCTCGTCGAACACCAGATACTCGGCCACAGACCGCTGCACTTTGTACTGCCCGTCGTAGGTGGTGAGCGTCACATTGCCCTTGTCGCCGCCCAACTTGGCCCCGTACTGCTCGGCCGAGAGCTGGCAGAACGCCGCGACATCGCCCATGGAGTCGTCACGAAACTTCGCCATGGCCTTGCGCAGATCCAGCGCCTTGGCCGCGATCTCGCGCACCAGGCCGTCGCGCGCCTTGTCAACGTCCTTGACCATGTCCACGGGCACCAGCCGCCCCTGGGCGTCCTGCATGTATCCGTCAGGCGCCGCGCTCATGCCGCCACCTCCTCGCCCCCGGGGACGTGGAACAGCGGCTGCGACTCGAACTCCACGGCCAGATCGGCCGCGTCGACCAGCTCGCTCTGGCACACGGCCAGAAAGCTCCAGACCTCTTCGGGAACCTTGTCGGCGACCAGGGACAGGCTGTTGGCGACGTTTTGAATCTTCTTGGACAGCATGTGTCAGCCTCCTTGTTTTGCGCCCCGCACAGGGCAGTTTGAACAGGTTTTGAACAGGCGCAGGGTCTCCGGGCTGCCTGCCCGCAGGCCGATGCGTCTGGCGCGTGACTGCTTGTCGGCGCAGACCGCCGCATCGATTTCGCCGAGCACCGGGCAGGCGACCGTCTGGCCGCCGTACACGGCCAACACCCGGGCCTGGATGCGATCCGTCGAGGCCGGATACTTGCCGTTGGTCACCATGGAGATGGTGGATTTGGCCGTGCCCAGGGCCTTGGCCACGGCAGGCAGCCCCATGGCCGCCACGCGGTCGCGCAGGATGTCCAACCAGTCCATCAGGCATCCCCCTTCTTTCGACGCCGATTCGGGAGAGGTGTTTCAGGCCGTTTGGCGCCTATATCTTTGGTCAAGGCCCAAACCTTTTCATGAGACTCCTTGCCGACCTCGCGCACATATCCACCGTCCTTGAGCATGCGCAGGAATTCAGCCACAGCCTTATTGCCGCACCCCGTCAGACGCTCCAGGTTTGAGGGCGTTGACCGCAACAGCGTCCGCAGCGTTGACCAGATCTTGTCCCGGCAAGAGACCCGGGCGCGGACCTGGTATCCCCGGTGCAGCCGGAAATCCCTGATGACCTGATAGGTCGGGTTGCGCCGGGCCGGGCCGTAAACCTCTCCCAGGTTGTCGGCATGGATGCGGTCATTGGAGACCAGTTCCAACCACCCCTCCCGCACCAGCCGATCCAACACGCGCATCACCGGCCGCCTGGGGCAGCCAGACGCCTCCACCACCTCGGCCAGGGCCACGCGGCAGACCCGGAAACGCCCGTCCACGACGGTTTTCGTGGCGATGACCGCCCGCACCACGGCCAGGATTTTTGTGGCGGCGGCCATGATCAGGCCGCCTTGGCCTTGAGGTGCTCGGCCGTGACCAGGTCGGTCTTTCTGGCCCGGGCCACGCCCTCGCAGGCCTGGGCCCAGCGGTAGAGACTGGCCGTGGTGGTGGTCTTGGCCGAGGCCGCGATGGCCGCCACGGCCGAGTCGTCCACCGCCACCTCGCAGATCTGGTCCATCACCAGCCGCACATCGGCCTCGGCCAGCCCGTGGTAGGGCACGATCTGCGAGATGCGCCGCCACAGCGCCGGGAACCGCTTGAGCTTCTCCGGGGCCCAGGGCATGCCCACAAGGATGATCGGCGTCCCGGCCATGTCGCCGATGTCCCGGATGGTCTCCACCAGGGTCCGCTTGTCGGCCACGTAGTCGATCTCGTCGAAGATGAGCGCCCGATTCGTGCCGATCAGCTCGCCGACCACCTGATGGAAAAGGTCGCTGGTGCGCCTTTCGGGCACGAGCCCAAGCTCCACCACGATTTCCTCAAGCAACCACCGCACCCCCATGGCTTTTTTGATGCGAATGAACGCCGACTGGGGCGACATGGTGTTCTTCCACCATAGGTTGGTCTCGGTCTTGCCCAGGCCCACCTCCCCGTGGACCAGCATGAACTTGTCGATGCCCGGAGGGCTGGCCAGCATCCTGTTGACCGCGACCAGGTACCGCTGCACGTTTTGCGTCTCGGCAAACTGCTTTTTCACCGTGTTATCTCCCTGTTTTTGCGCGCTGTTGCTGGTAGGCCAGCTCCGCGCCGAGTTCCTCGGTCGAAAAATAGTCCAAATTGGTAGGGTCGATGAGCGGCCCGGGACCGGCCGGGACCGGCGGGGTGGGCTCGGAAAAATCGGGGATGTCCGGATCGTCCGGCGTATGGGCGGCCTCAATGGCCTCCAGGGACTCGGGCAGACGCGGGCTGCCGGTCTCGGCCAGCTCCGCCACGGGCAGGATGTCGCGCGCCTCGGCGATCATCCCGGCTTTGGCAAGCTTGCGGACGATCTTCTTGGTGCCTTTTTTGAGGCTTTCATGCGTCGCCAGGGCCGCCTTGAATTCGGCATAACCCTCGGCATCCTTGCCTCCGATCAACTTGAACATGGGATGCACGACCCCCTGGCGCTTGGCCATGCACAGGTAGCTGCCGTCCGTGCGGTAGACGAAGATCTGGCGCAGATCGTGCCAGTCGTAGCGGATGAGCACCTTGTCGCGCAGGCCGTACAGGGCCTCGTCAAAATACTCTCCGCCGAACCGTTTGATACCGTTGTTGTGCAGGTGCGCCACCTCCTCGTGCATCAGGAGATAGCGGATGCTGGCGTGATCCAGACCCTGGCCGCGCCCGGCCGCGAACACCTCGCCGGGACATCTGCCGCCAAGCCCCGAATGAGGCTTCACCCGATAAAAGCTGTTCAACCAGGATTCAAAAAGCCCGCTGGCCTCGTCCATGGAAAGCAGGGCCTCGGGTTCGATTTCCTGCATGAATGTCTCGTTGCGCCGCATCCTGGCCGGTTTGGCCGCAATGGAGCCGCCGCAGTAGCTGGACACGGCCTTCTCAAAGGAGAGTCCGGCCGTCTTGAAAAAGGATTCGATGGGCTTTGAACGGGCGCTGTAGGCCTTGGGGAAGTGGCACATGATGCCCAGGCGGCCGTACAACCCGGCCATGCCGGAGGTGGTCAGGTCGATCTTGCTCTCGACGAACACCTTGTTTTTGAACGCCCGGCCGTTGTCCGGCATGACCACCCGGGGCAGCCTCCCCAGGCGAATGATCGAGCGGTACAGGGCCAGATGCACGGCGCACAGGTCTTCCTCCAGCATGATCGAGAACCCGGCGATGTCGCGACTGGCCCAGTCCTCGAAGGCCACCAGCGTCGCCCGGCAGGGGCGGCCGTGCAGGGGATGTCTGACGCGGAAATTCAGGCGGTGCCCGTCCGCGATGAGCACGTCGCCGACAGCGAGCAACCCGGCGTCACGCCGCAGGAAGGGCGCTATCTTGTCGGTCAAGGCCTTCTCGCCCTCCCGGGCCAGGGTCCAGACGTCGGCGTGCTCGCGGCGGAAGGCCTCGACCCAGTTGCGTAGCGTCGAAGGGGATGACGGCGAGGAAACACCCTGACGCGAAAGGTCCATCTTCATGAGAGTGATGGCCGTGCCGATCTTGAACTGGCTCTGCGACAGGAGCAGCGCCAGGAGGCGTTCCTCCTCGGCCGGGGTGACCTTGCACGCTCCCCGTCTGTGCAGCCCATAGCGCGGGGCGATGGCCGCGCAGTCGTAGTCCGCACGCCGCAGCTCCACGGCCCAGCGTTCCAGGCTTTGCCAGCTAGTCGTGCCGAGCTGCTCGCGGATGGTCGGGCAGATTTGGCCGTTGTTGTAGCCGATGACAAAGGCCTCGCGGCACCGGGCCAGGGCCTTGCCGTGCTTGCGACCCCACTCCTTGGCGTCGAGATAGGCCCGGACCAGGTCCGCTTTGAGTGCCGCCTTGCCAAGCGCCGCCGGAGGGAGGGCAGGGTCCGGCGGCGCTACGGCAAGGGGTGAGGGAGGGACAGCGGCGGACACGGTGGAGGGCGCTTTGCCGCCCTGGATGATGCCCAGGGCGGGGCGGGAAATCTGTCTGGCCAGGGCGATGCGTATCGGCTCCGGCAGGGATGCGATGACGTAGGCCTTGCCGCCGCCACGGCCCGGCCGCTTTTCGTGCGGCCACTGCTCACGTTCGGCGCGGCGCTGTATAGAGCGCTCCGTGACGCTCAACGCCGCTGCGATCTGTTTTGCCGTTGCCGTTTCAGGAATGCTGTTCATACGGCACGGCATCACGCCGCCTCCTTCCCCCGCATGTCTTCCGGCAACGCCAAAAGCCGCCTGGGCACACCAAGGGCGACTAGCGCCCGCAACACCTTCCGGTTATTGGCCCCGCCGCTTATGGTGCGGCTGGCCAGCGGCCGTGACACCCCTGCCAAGGCCGCCACATCCGCGATGGACCGCCCGCGCCGGAGCAAGTCCACTCTGATCTCCAGACCGTTTCGTTTCGCGTCCATCTATAGCTCCTGCTCCAGCCGCCGCTTTTGGCGCTTCAAGTTCTGGATCTCGCGATCCAGCTTGGCGGCCTTGAGGATCTTCAGATCATCACCGCCAACAAGTTCAAATCCCTGGATGCCTGCCGCAACCCGGATCGGTTCCGGGTCACCTGTGGCCGCAACAAACGCCTGGATGGCGTTGAGGCCTGGGACGTAGTCCCGTTCCAGCGGATTCAGCCATTTTTCAAAGACATCCACGCTCAAGGTCCGGGCGTTCCGGTTCAGGCGATATCCCCCCAGGGCCGCGATCTCGTTCATCCGATCAACGAGTTGCTCCCGCGACAGGCCGCACCTTTTGGCGACCCTGTGCATGGCTGCCTTGATGAGGGGTTCCGTATCCGGAACCTGTCCTTCGAAGAGTGATATCTGCCGCATCCGGTTTTTCTGGCTCTTCGGACATTGACCCCGGGCCATGCCTCGGGGTAATTTCCGACGTAAGTTGACGTTCGTAACCCTTTAAGGGGTAAATAATGCCTGAAAAGGGTTTTAGTCAACCCTTTTTAGGAGTCGTAGTTCGTTTTGATGCATAAAAATGCACCGCGCTGTAATATAAAGATATCCCCCCTTGGCCGCTGTCGATGTTCTTTGTCGGAGTTAACCCCCGAACCGCGACACCCGGAAAACATGAATATCAGCGAGAGAATACGCGCCCTGCGCGGCGACAAGACCCAGTCGGATTTCGCAGATCTGACAAAGATCCCAAAGAACACATTGGGGCGTTACGAACGTGGTGAGATCGTCCCGGGCGGCGAAGCCATTACCTTATTATGCAAAAATCTTGATGTTGACCCTAATTGGCTACTTTTCGGCGAGGGCCCCATGCGGCGCGGCGGCACAGCCGAAACTGTCAGCCCGATCCCGGCCGACGAACCGCCATGGATGAGCCCGGAGACTGCGCCAGCCATGGGATACACGCTCATTCCCAAGGTCAAGGCGCGGCTCTGTGCCGGGACGGGAAGTCTGGAAACGTCTGGAGATGTAGTCGGTCTCTATGCGTTCAAGACAGACTTTCTGAAGCGGAAAGGACGTGCCAGGAAAATGGTCCTGATGGATGTTACCGGTGACAGCATGGAGCCTGATGTCTGGAGCGGAGATACGGTGCTGATTGATGAGAGCCAGCGGGAGATAATTCCTGGCGGGCTGTTTGCTATCGGACTAGAGAGCGAGGTTTTTGTAAAGTACCTGGATCGCATTCCCGGCAAGCTGGTTCTGCGGAGCAAAAATCCTGATTATCCCCCAATAGAGGTCGACATGAACGGCCATGTCGAGGCAGTCCGGATCATCGGGAGGGTGGTTTGGAGCTGTCGGGAATACGTGCGTTAA